AGCGACATCTTACGAAGAGTAGCGAACGGTGACGACCGGCGACCCACTGCTGTACGTCGAGCACCGCGCCCGAATGCCCGCGTAGCCCAGCGTGAGCGCACTAAACGCGCCAGCCGCCGTCGCGCTAGACGCCGCCGTGCCGCTGTTCGAGGGGGTCATATTGAACGCCACCCAGTTGGTGCCGTCCACGGTCGCCTCGAAGGCAATCGTCGCCGACAAGGCCCCGGTAATCTGCACGGCTACCGCCCCAGCGGACGGGAACCCCAACACCGTCGCCGCGTCGTCTTGCGCGGCAATGGTCACGACCTGCGACTTCAACACCGTAGCGGACATAGGCCATCCTGCGGCAAAAGGGCTTCTACAGATTGACGCACCCCGAACATATCCCGAAAGGTCCGCTAGCGCAAGAGTACGCTAGCCCCCGGTTGCCACACGTCACATCAGCATCCCGCCCGCCTCGTCGCGGTAGCTGGGGTTGGCCTCGGGGACGTACTGCGTCCAGTCGTTCGGGTCTGCCCCTTCCGGCCCCACGCCAACGGGTCGCTCCGGCTCGGCGACTAGCATCGGCAGGCTGGCGACCGCGTACCGGAAGGCGTCCGCGCCGTCGTCGCCGTTGTCGCCCCGGTCGTTGGCGTCTCGCTTGAGCGGCACGTTGGGTCGCTTGGGGTCCGGCACCAGCGCCTGCAACTCCGCCAGCAAGCGACGGGTGCCGATAGTGTCCACGAACCGCAGGCGGTCCTGCGAGAGCAGACGCCGGATGACCTTCGCCCCCGCCTCCCGGTCGAGGGACGCCTTGGACAGCGCCACCCCGTAGCGGTCGAACACGTCGGCGACCGTCTCCGGCTGGGCCGTGTGCGCCATCCGCTGGGCAAAGGCGTCGTGCCCGGCGTAGACCCGCCGACCGCAGGCCGCTGGAATGCGCCCGTCGTGGCCCGGAAGCTGGAGGTTGCCCCGGATGCTGGCGGCCTGCTCGTGGTCCTGCTCCCGGTGCAGGTAGAGGGCGTCGAGGACGTAGAGCGTGGTGCCGTCGTCGGCGCAGGGGACGAAGACCGCCGGGTGCGAGTAGCCCCAGTCGTAGCCCGCCCAGAACTGCCACCAGTCCGGGAGGTAGGTCGGCAGGCGGTCGCGAGGGATGACCAGCGGCGCGTAGTCCGCGAGCTCCGGGTAGAACGCGGCACCGGAGGCCGTCAAGCTGGCGTCGAGCTCCTGCTGAGCGGTCGCGGAGCCCGGCGGGTACTCGGCCCGCAGGAGAGCGATGTCATCCGGCGACAGGCGAGCGTTCGCCTCGGTGGGGTGGTGCCAGTGCCGCCAGTCGGGACCGCGAGCGCCTGCCTCGACCTGCTGGCAGAGGCGGTTGAAGTACGACGGCGTGAGCCGGGCGCTGTTCCCGTCCCAGCCTGCCGACGGCGTGGAGGCGATGAGGCACCAGCCGCCCCGGTCAAGCAGGGCAGGCATCACGACCGCCCCGAGCGCGTAGTCGAGGTCGAGGTACGCCGCCTCGTCGATGACGATGCCGTCAAGACTGCGACCGCGAATGTTGTCGATGCTCTCGGCAGAGCGGAGTTCGAGCGAGCCGACCGACCCGAACTGGACGCGGCGGTCGGTCTCGTGGAGCGTGACGCCCGGCAACCCGGCAAGACGGGGCTTGAGTTCCTCTCGCCAGATGGCGCGGCTCTGCGGGTAGTCGGGCGTGAGCCAGACGATGTTCCCGCCTGTCAGCGCTCCGCGATGCTTGCCCTCGCCGTGGCCCAGCAGGGAGGCAATCAGGGCGGCGCGGCTCTTGCCTGTCCGGCGTCCGGCTCGCCAGAGCTTGAAGCGTTCGGGCGCGTCGAGGACCTCCGACTGGTGTGCCATCGGCGCGGGGAGGTAGAGCGTCGCCACGCGGCTACTCGTGACGGACGACGATTTCCAGCGTGCTGGCCCCGTTCTGCTCGATGTGCTGGGTCGCCTTGCCGTACCCGTACTCGGTGACGTACTCCAGCGCCCGAGCGAAGAACGGGTGGTCCGGTCCAGCAGTCAGCACGCTCTCGATGTGCTGGAGCACGTCCTCACGGCTCGCGATGGCGCGGAGCTTCGCCTTCCACTCGTCAGGCGGCCTCCCAGCGTTCGGCGCTCCCTTCGCGGGCCCCCGTCCACGCTTGCTCCCGTCGATGGCCCAGCCGACCAGCGGGCGGCCTAGCTTATCGCGTCTCACGTCATCGGCAGGCGTGAGCGCTGTCTTGACTGCTGTTTTCGCGTCATCACTCATCGGCCCGAACATACGCCGAACCAGAGCGAAGCGCAAGCGTCCGTCAGAGTGAACGCCAGAGCGAACGCGTGGGCGTTTCGGTCGCGAAACCGAAGAAACCCCGAACGATTTGTAACGAAATCTGGCGACCCCTTGCGCGGCTTGACGGGGTGGGTGTAGACTCTTGCCAGTAGTCAAGACGCGGCATCACTCACACACCAAGGGGGACAGGATGAGCGGTCGGGCGATGGCAGAGCGGCAGACGTGGGCGGTGGACGCGCAGGAGGTCACGGCGATTGGGGTGGAGCTCATCACCGGGGCGGATGTCTGCCCGGCCTGTCAGATGGCGATGCCGTGGGTCAAGGGGAAGCTCCACGCCTCCCGATGCGCTGGACTCCGGCAGATGGCGAAGGCGGTGGGACGGGAGCGGCGCGGACAGCTTCGCGGGGTCCATCGGCACAGCTAAGCAGGTGGACACTGACAGGCCGAAACTGCCCCGGCTTGACGGGGCGGTCTCCGGGTCAGGCCCGGACTGATGAGGCCAGCAGTCTCACACACCAAGGGGGAAGCAATGCCGAAGCACGAGTCCTACACCACGCTCACGAAGGGCCAGACGTTCTACTTCCTGACGGGCGAGAACGAGGGCACCAAGGCCAAGGTCACGCGGGTCCGGTGCAACAAGTACGACAGCTATGTCGAGTTCGAGGGTCATAACGGGGTCAGCGTCATCAGGGGGCAGATTCGGTTCAGCGAGGTCTTCCAGAACAAGGACCTCATCACCCTCGCACCGACCGACGCCCAGCGGGTCGCCTTCGCCAAGGCGCTGGCCAAGCGGGTCGCCGAGTACGCCGAGGAGATGGAGGAGGCGCAGAAGGAGATAGCCCACGCCAAGGCGTTCCGGGAGGCGCACCGGGCGGAGGTGGACGCGCCGCTTGTCTGGTCGGAGCCGGTCCGGACGGTCGGGGCCGGGGGACAGGCCGTGACCTACCACAGCACCGCCGTCGAGAAGGTCTTCCGTGGGACCGGATTCGACATCCGGGTCGAGACGGAGCGCCGCGAGGTCGAGGTCCAGCTGTTTCTGGAGACCGACCACGACTACAACGTGGACAGCGGTGACTGGGTCCGGACGAAGAAGTGGGTCATCCGGACGGGAGGCTATCGCGCCGACATCGACCGCGCACTGGCCTACTTCCAGTGCCTAGAGCGGGCCCTGAAGGAGCTCAACGACCTGTCCGCGCAGGAGCCGAACGCCCCCGTGGCCGTCGAGGAGGCGGTCGCGGTCTAAACCCCAGCAGGGGGTGGGGGTTGACAGCCTCCCTCACCCCTACTAGTCTTTACGCGTCACCACTCACCGCAGTACTCACACCAAGGGGGAAGCAATGGCAAGCAACGCCGCAGTCTACGCTGAAGTCTTCGAGCAGGTCATCCGCGAGATGGAGCAGGGGAACGCGCCGTGGGTCCGGCCGTGGTCGGGGCTCGGGCCGCACAACGCCCTGACGGGTCGCCCCTACTCCGGTGGCAACGTCATCGCCCTGCTCTTCGCCGGGATGGCCTACAAGTCCCACGGCTGGGTCACGTTCAAGCAGGCGCTGGAGGCCAAGTGCGTGGTCCGGAAGGGGGAGAAGTCCACCCCGGTGTTTTTTATGTCCAAGGCCACCAAGAAGGCGTCGGGGGATGACGAGGACGGGGAGCCGTCCAGCTACTTCTTCGCCCGGATGTTCCGAGTGTTCAACGTGGAACAACTCGACGAGATGGAGCCGGGCGCACTCGCGGCGCTGAAGGGGCGGCACACCGAGCCGACCCGGACCGCCTTTGAGGCCTTGCAGGACGCGGACGAGATGGTCCGGGGGACCGGGGCCGATATCACCCACGGGAGCGCCGGGGCCTGCTACATCCCCTCGCTGGACGTTATCCGGATGCCGGACGCCGAGACCTTCCGCGACCGCGAAAGCTACTATGCGACGCTGTTCCACGAGCTCACCCACTGGACGGGGGCGGACAAGCGCCTGAAGCGCCTCACCCCGGCCCGGTTCGGGTCCGCTGACTACGCCTTCGAGGAGCTCGTCGCCGAGCTGGGCGCGTCCTTCCTGTCCGGGCGTTTCGGATTCGAGCAGGTGAGCCAGAGCGCCGCCTACCTTCGGCACTGGGCGAAGGCCTGCCGCCAGCACCCGGATATGCTCGCCCGCGCCGCGAGCTTGGCCCAGCGAGCCGCCGACTACGTCACCGGGGAGCAGTCAGCCCCGGTGGTGTCCAGCGTGGAGGCCTGACCGATGACTGACTTGACCCGTCCAGTCGTTCGCAAGGTCACGACCCTGCGCGGCGAGTCCCTCGTCGTGGCCCTGACCCCGGAGGGCCTGCTCCTGCGCGAGCCACGCCGCCGCTCTGGGTTCCTGATGCCCTACGGGGTCGCCTTCCAGCAGGCCGTCCGGATGCACCTCGAAGCCGACCGCCGAGCCAAGGCCGCCGCGAAGAAGGCACGCCGGAGGGCGAAGTAATGCGCCGCGACCCCCAGCGTGACCCCTTGCATACCTTCCTCGACTGGGCCGCCGTGCTGGCCCTTGTCGGCGTGACCCTCGCGGTCACCTACGTCGCGGCGGACGCCGTGACGGGCAGGCTGATGGCTGGCTGGTGACGTAACGCCAACACGACATCGTGAAGTACCGCCCGAGCAGACCGGACTTGTGCCGTTGTCTCTCGGGCGCTTTCGCGTCGGATGACCACGGCGGACGGATACCAGAGCGTCCGCATCCCGCCGGGCCACCCGGTGTAGCGCCAATCGACCGTCATCGGCGGGAGGACGATAGTCGGGACGCCCAAACTCGCCGCAACGTGGAAGACCGACGTATCCACCGTGACCACGAAATCGCAGGACGCGATACGCTCGGCGGTGTCGTAGAGGTCCCCCTCGCCCATCGTGGCGAATGGCGCACCCTCGGGAGGCTCGGTGTTGTACTGGAGGCTGACCCACTCGACCTCGCTCGGGCTGTCGGCCCACAGGAGTGAGGCCACGTCAGGCGACAGCGAGCGGTCGAAGTTGTGGTGCGCGGTTTTGGACCCTTCCCAGCATACGCCCACCCGAACCTTGCCGGACGCAAGCGGGGAGCGCGGGAACGGCGGAGCCACGGGAGCCGGGACGTTCTGCGGCGTGCAGGCGAAGCGATGCGGGAGTGACATTGCCCGGATGTAGCACGACCCCTCGCGGAGCCGGAGCGCCTCGCCCACCTCCTCGAACGCCTCCGGAACGGTCACGCACGACGTGACGCCGGGGATGGCGGCGATGTAGCGGTGGAACATCTTCTCCCCGACCCAAATCACCGGATGCCCGGACCGCTCGGCAAGGAGCGGGAGCCAGCGAGCGAAGAGGACCGCGTCACCGATGCCCTGCTCGTGCAGGACCACGACGGGGCCGTCGGTCGGCTTCCCATCCCACACCGGGACGCCGGGGACGCCGTTCTTGCTCTTGGTGTCCAGCAGGCGGGCCTCGTGTTCCTCCCACGCCTTGCGCCACTGCTTCGGCTTGATAGCCAATCGCAGATGCGCCTTGGACGCGAGCGACTCGGGCAACAGCACCGGCGTCCGAAGCGCCTCGCGGTAGACGCGCATCGCTTGGTCGGTGTGGCCCGTGATGGCGAGCGCCTGCCCCAATCCGACCAGCGCGGCGAAGTAAGGCACGGCGGACGGGTCGAGCCCGTGCTTGGGCGGCGTGATGGAGGCGACCGCAACCTCGGCCCACGGCACTGCCTCCTCCAGTCGGCCCACGCCCTGCAACCCAGCGGCGCGGAAGTGCGCGGCGGGTCCGGGCAACTCGCCGCGTGCCTCCAACCACGCATCGGTGAGGTCTACGATGTCCTGCCACCGGGTCGCGTCGAAGGCGGCAGTAATCGCCTGCATCACCTCGGCATCGGTGAGCGGCGTATCCGTCACAGGGGTATCGCTCACGATTCGCAACTCCAGACGCGGGTTTGACGCTTGATGGCGGGAATGCCGTCAATCTGCGTGAAGCTCGACTCTCGCACGAGGAGTTGGTCTTGCGGCACACAAGTAAACACGCCGTCCTCCAGCGCGACAATCCAGTGGTGCTTGTGCTGGCCGGGCTCTGCTGAGTAGCCGTCGGAAACGTGGTCAAGATAGAACCACAAATCGCCAACGTGTGCAACGTGCGCGTGGTCCTCGTCTAGTACCTTGCACGACAACCCAGAGAGATAGGCAGGCTCGTGCGCTTCGATAGACCAGCCGTAAGCATCCCACCGCTGAGCAAGGTCGAAGGTCCATCGATGTGTGGCATCGGCCTTGTGTCGCAGGCAGTGAAGCGGAAGGTCTACCACCATCGCGCCAGACTCCAGCAGGACGTGGCACCCGAACATCCGGCCCGGCGTGGCGCTCATCCCCCACCACACGGCGGGGATGGTCTTGTCGGTCGCGCCATTGCGGAGCACGGCGGATTCGATGACGTGGACGTAGCGGTGACGCGGGAGGTCGATGTTATGCGCCATTGCCGTCCTCACTCGCGGCGTCGGCCGCCTTCTTTTCCCAGTACTGCGCGTCGGCGTTGGCGACCGCCTCGTCGAGCGCCTCCTTTGACCCGAACGCCAACTCCCAGCGACGAGCGTACTCGTCCTGTGTGATGGAGAAGGGCCGCGCATTGCTCCCCTTGCCCTGACTCATTCGATAGGCCCTAGTGTGGTGGTGTTGTGCAGAAGGATGGTATAGCTCACGCGGTCCACGCAGGTCGAGCTGGTCTCACTCGGCACCGACTGACGATGAATGACGAGCGCGAGCCGTCGCGTGGCCCGCACGAGCTGACGGATGACCCACAGCGCGGCAATCAGCGCGACCGAGAGCACGGCGACAAGCCATATCATCGCGGCGTCTCCCGTGAGAGGGTGAACGGCGTAACGCGGCGGCCGGGATACTTGCGCTCGCCGTGGCAGGCCACGCGGAGGTTATGCGCGGCGATGTCGTCGGCGTCGAGCGACTGCCACGCACAGACGCGGCAGAGCGTATCGCACGCACAGGCGATGGGCTTATGACTCATAGCCGAGATACTCCATCGTAAGGTTCCACGCCTGCTCTGCGCTCGTGCAGACCTCGACCATCCAGCCATTCTCGCGAAGCATCTCGTGCCAGTTATCCTGCGCCTCGCTCACGCGACCCTTGCCCGTCGGCGACTTGAACTCAATCGCCAGCCCGTGCCAAACAAGGTCGTCAATCTGAACCGCCTCGAAGCAGAGCCAATCGGGGACGCCCGCCTGCACGCCCTCGGCCTTGAGCAGAGCCGCCTCACGCGGGCTTCGCTTGCCGCCGTTCGGCACCGAGCACCACGGCAGGTCCTTCGTGCGGGGGTCAAGCCGCAGGCGCTTGATAAAGAGCCGTTGCTCCAGCGCCTCCAGATAGCGGGGCTTCTTGCGGACCGGGCTCATCGGGACACCAGCGCATAGAGGCCGTACAGCGAGAGGAAGCCCATCACCATCGACGTAAAGACACAGCCAAGCGCGGCGAGCGGCGTGGCAATCGTCGAGGGGTGGCGATGCATCGTGGCAGGAGGCCAGTCGATGCGGTGTTCACGGCGCGGGTCGTCGGTCATCTCAGGCCTCGTCGAAGAGAGCGTAGGTGTCGCCGAAGAAGTCCAGCAACTGAGCGTAGATGCCAGCGGTCGCCAGCACATCGCGTATGCAGTACTCGGCAATCTCGTCGTGCATCCCGCCAAGGAAGAGCGGGTAGACATCCTTGCCGGTGACGCCTTCCGTCTTGCCGGGCAGGCCAAAGAACGCCGCCCACTCGCTCAGGCCCTCGCCGGACTGCACCACGTCCCAGTTCAGCACGACCGCCTTGCAGTCGAAGTGCGGGCGGGTCTGATACTTCCGGAGCCACTCGCGGATGTGGGCCGCGCCAAGGGTCGGCGTGAGGCGATGGTGCGCGGAGCGAAGGACGAGGACGCGGAGGTCCCACGACCCGTTCCACGTCACGACCTGCCCGGAGTGCGTCGCCATCAGCCGCCAGAAGTTGGCGAGCAGTTCGGCCTCGCCGTCCTCGTGTTCGGCGTAAAAGCACCCGTGGTCGGTGAGCGTTCCGTCTTCGGTCACGACCGCCCAGCCAAGGCACAGGATGCGGCACAGGCGCGGGTTGAGACTAGCCTTCTTCGCTCGCTCCTCACCCCACTTGATGCGGTCCTGCTCGCGCCACTTAGCGATAGTCTCGGCGCTCTTGTAGTTCGCGGGCGGCTGGCGGTCTTCCGGATACTCCACGGCAAGGGCCGACGCCAGCGGCACCGTTTCGATGTCGAGGACAACCGGCATCAGCGACGCCCCGCCACGACCGCTTCCATCCGCGTAAGCGCATCCGGGCAGGGCTGACGCCGCCCCGCTTCCCAGTGCCCGATGGAGTAGATGTTATAGCCAATCTGCATCGCCAGCCGGAGCTTGGCGGGTGCCGTCGAACGGTCGCCTTCCTGCATCAGCACCCGAATCGCATCCTGCACGAGCGGGTGAATGACCTTCGTGGACGACGAAACGTCCGCCGGAGCGGAGTCTGACATACTTCCCCCTGTGGTGTGAAGTGGTGTGACGACGAGTATAGCGGCGTCTTGTGCGTCACGCAAGAGTGAGTTTTGCGATGTGCGTAGTGTTGTGTGATGGGCATACCCGAGCCATACCCGGTCGTCTACGGGCAGTCACAGCGTCAGGACCGAAGGCTAGCACTGGGGCCGTCTGCGCTTGCCAGCGGGTGTCTGGCGAAGTCCCTCGACGGGTGACCTATCGGTGGTGCTATGCCACCGTGGAGCTCCCAGCAATACACCCAAGACGACCGACCACGTTGTAGGCTGACAGAGCGTGGATTTGTTTATCGGGTGACGCTGGCACGGTCAGGATTGAACGGCAGGTGTCGGTTCATCTGCCCTGCGGGAGACCGAGAGTAGGCCCGCAGACAAACAACTGGCCCCCGCGTTCTCTCCTGTCAGAAGGCTGGCACCCCTAGTCGGGAGTCAGCAGGAGATACTTACGGGGGCCTTCAGTTGTGACTGCAAGTGCGATGCTTCTGACGACACCGCCCCACGAAGCTAACCCCGTGAGGCGATGCCGTCAAGCGTCACCTTAGCGCCGCTCGTCAATCTCCCACATCCAGCGCATTGCATCTAAGTCCCGGTGAGCAATCTGCGGCGCACGGCCCTCAGGCGCATAGTTGCGGGTCGGCACCTCGGCGGACCAGCACCAGCCCAACATCGTGCAGGCCGCGTACTCGACGTGGACCAAGACGTACAGGTCCGGGAGCTTGTCTCGCCGAGCGTCCACCCACAGGTCGCCGTTCGGGTTTCGGGTGGACTTGACATCCACATTCCAGCCTCGGAACGTGGCGTCGAATGAGCCCCGTCGAAGATGAGTGGTCAGGTCAGGGAAGACATTCGCCCACTTGGCGAAGGCGAACTCGCCCAGTACCCCGACCACCTCGGTCGTGATGGCGTCCTGCTGGCCCGCCTTCTGATTCTTGATGCCTGCCTCGCGGTTCACGCCTTGCCGGATGGCGGCAAGGGTGTTGGCGATGGCGACTTCCCCGCTACTGAGGATGATTCGGTCTGACATAACTGTCTCCGGTGTTTGGCCCATCGGGCCGCGTTGGCCTTCAGTGCAATCTCTCGCACCCGCTCGGGCCCTATCGACGCAATCCGCGCCGCTGAGCCCTTCTTCCCTCCCAGCTTCCCTGCCTCCTTCAAGGTCATCTTCTCCTTCGGCGGACGCCGCCCGTACTTCAACAACCAGCGGCGACGCCGCGCCCCAGCCGCGACCTTGTCGAGATTGTTGCGTTGCCACTTCATCACATAGACCCGCCGCCGACGCTTCTTGCACGGCGCACAATAGAACGCCCGCCCCACCTCGCCCTCGACCGGACTCGGACACGTCTGGCAAACGCCTGACTTGCGCCGGGTACAGCCGGGGCAGGTATACGTCACCCGCCCCAGCCGGTCGATGCGCTCGACCAAGACCGCCCGGCATCGCTGGAAGTCGCACCTCACGCTTCCGGCCCCTCATCCGTGCCAAGGCTTAGCGCCTCGCACACCTTGCACGGCACCGAGAACTGGAAGTGCTTCTTGCAATGCGGCACCCACACCCGCTCCGGGTTGCCGTCCACGAAGTAGCGCCCCCAGTGCCCGTATTCCTGCAACTCCTCGGACCATTCGTAGCGCGTCATCAGAACGGCAAATCGTCTGTGGCGTCGTTATCCGACGGCGGTGGCACCTTCGAGAAGTCCATCGCCTCGGGCGGCGGGAGGCGCTTGCCCGTCGGGGCCGGGTGCTTCACCGCCGGAGCGGCTGGCGCGGCCTGCGCCTTCGGGGCCTCGCTCACGCCTTGCAGGCCGTGGTCGCGGAGCGCAATCCAAACGGTCGCGGTCGCCGACTGCACCGCCTCAGCGCTCAGGGCAATCTGGTGAGTCGCGCACGACACCGAGAGGAAGCCCGCCATCTGCTCCCAAAGGTTGGCGTATGCCTCAGCCACTCCGCTCACGGTCTTGGTCGCCTTAAGCGACGGCGCAACAGGCTTGCTCGTCCCCACCACCTCGGGCGATGGCGGAGCCATCCGCTTGGTCGGGGCGACCGGAGCCAGACTCGCCACGTCGATGTTCCAGTAGGGCTTGCCGCTCGGGTTCGGGGCTCGCGAGAAGGTCAGCGTCTCACCCACGACCGTCTCCATTGTCAGCCCAAGACGGTCGAGTTGCTTCATACCCGTCGTGTCCGGGATGAGCGGCGTCTCGACACCCGTGCCCTCTTCATCCGTCCCACTGAACACCAGCTTGGTGCCGAACTTGGTCTGCACCGTCCGGGCCGACGAGACCGTAAAGGTCGCCGCATCGCCCGCATTCTCCAACGTCAGCTTCTGATTCACTGCCTGCTCCTTGGGGGCGCGTCCCCCGTCAAGTGTGTATCCGCTCGCCCGTCGTGGCGGCGGGGTCCTGCGTCCTGCTTACAGCTGACCTTCTAACTCCCGCACCCGCTGAAGCAACGCCTCGGTATCTGCGATGGAGTGGCGTTCCATTTGCTGAACCGTTTCCTGCAACAACGCAATGTGCCGATACAGGTCCGCAATCACCTTCTGCAACGCCGTGCTATCCATACATCCCCCGTGGTGTGTAGGTTGGCCTGCACAGACAATATATGCTTGCCCTTGTCCTAGCGCAAGTCCCACTTGCAACATTCGCATCCGGCGTGTAGGTTCGTGTCGTCCACCCTTTCTCTGGAGACCAATGCCAGCGTATCCCACGGCGGCCGATGGCCGCGAGCGCCCGCACCACCCCGGAAGCATTCTGTTGCAACGCGCCATCAAGCTCCACGGCGGGACCATTGACAGCTTTGCCAAGGAGGTACTTGGTCGGAGCCGGGTCAGTATCTGGCGCTGGCAACGACATCTCAAGCCCATCCCGCAGGCCGTACAGGCTCGCCTTCGCACCTACTGCGCCGAGATGCGGAAGCGCACCACGTCGTCCGAGGCAAGCAATGGCCGGTGATTTCGATATCTCCGACGGCGACTGGGAGAACAGCGGCATCGACGACTTCGCTCGCCGTCAGGCGCAAGTCTGTCGCATTTGTGGTGACGACACCGACGAGGATGACACCCCTATCTGCGCGGCCTGCCGCGCCCAACCTGCGAGGCTGAACGATGCCGATTGACGGAATGTACGGATGCGTGATGACCGATGCCGCCGTGGAGTTAATTCGGCGAGATGAACGCGAGCGGATTGTGAGGTTAATTGAGGCTTGCAAGTTTGGGACACCAGACTCGCCATATGTTGACGAGGACATTATCAGGGGGCTCGAATGGGCTATCGCCGCTGTACGAGAGGAAAATGCCGATTGACGAAATTGAGGCGAAGCTGGCCGAGCGGACGTGGCGGGAGAAGGTGTCCTCACGGCTGGAGCCGGTGCCGATTCACTTGACCACGCAGTACTACGGCAACCGCGTCATCTCGCGGTTCTTCCCCGAGCACTGGGCCAAGGTGCAACTCGCTCGGTATCAGGCGGCACGCTACGGAACCCTTGACAGAGGCCCTGTCGCTAGCGTATAGTCCGGCACGCCCCCGCAACGGGCGTATCTGCCATCACTCCCCCTATGGTGTGGCCCACGGCCCCCGGCTCAGTCCGGGGGTTCGTGCGTTTTAGGGGTTAGGCCGTGAAGCCGATGCGCCGCTTGGCTTCTGGGGGCAGGGCGAAGTCGTCGCCGTCGATGTCCTCAGGGACCTCAATCACGCCCCCGTGCAGGGCCCCGGCATCGACCACCAGCTCGTCGTAGCCCGCCGCCTGAAGCCCTCGAATGGCGTCGAGCAGGCACTTGGCGACCAGCGCGGCATCGACGGCTGGGACATCGCCCACCTCAATCGACAGCCCGTTGCGCTGAATCGCCACCGAGGCGGACTTGCCCGTCAGGACGTTGGCCGTCCGTCGCCGTCTAGTCGCCATCGTCTTCCGCCTCGGTTAACGCCCGTAGGATGACATCGGCCAACACCGGGAGACTGCCCCCGCACCAGCGGCAGTGCTCGTAGAGGGTCGGCACGCCGTGGTCGATGATAAACCACCCCTTGGCCTGCCAGCTAAACCAGCAACGGCCCTGCCGGACCGCCTCGTAGCGGTCCGGGCAAGCCTCCTTGCGGTCCCGGCGGCAGGTCGCCATCCCACTAATCTATACCCCTCGGTCCGGATTGCTAACCGACATACCGAGTAAAGACCCCCCGCTGTGGTAGTAAAAGCTCTGCATCCCACGGGGCTTGCCGACATACCCTTCCTGCGCGTGCCAGCCGTCCGGGGGGCAGAGCGCCGGGGCCGTCCGAATCACCACCCCGCCGACCGTCTGGACCTCGGCCTCCCCGTGCAGGTGTCCGGTGTGCCACTCCCGGTAGCTCGACTTGCCCCACAGGTCCGGCACCTCGGCAGGCATCAGTTCGCCGAGCCGCTTCTTGGCCTTGTCCCCGTGGGTCAGGCCCAGCAGGACCCGCCCGTGGGTGAAGTACTTCCGGGTCGTCTTGGCGTCGTCCAGCGTGACCCGCTTATCGTTCCGGAAGTAGGCCCGCAGGATGTGCCGAAGCGCGACCGTCATCATTGAGTCGTGATTCCCCGGCACCAGCACGACCTCGGTAGGCAGGGTTGCCGCCGACTGCTCAATGATGTCAAACAGGATGGCCGCCCCCTCGTCCACCATCTTCTCGACGCGCCCATCGCGCTCCAGCGGCGTGCCCTTGGTGGTCTTGGCGTCCGGCGTGTCGTAGTGGAAGTAGTCGCCGAGTAGGAAGATGGCCCGCCGTCCCACGCGACGATGCTCGCCATCGGCCAAGAGTTCCCCGGCGGCATCGCGAAGGAGTGTCTTGGCAATCTTGATGTCGTAGTCCTGCCACCCGGTCTCCTGCGCCCACGCGTGTTTCCCGATGTGCGGGTCGGCAATGACCAGCGCCTGCAAGACGGCGGTGTTCTTGCCCTTGAGGGACGGCCCGCTCACGGGACGCCGCGCCTTGACGCTCCCGTGAATCATCGCCTCGACGGCATCCAACACCGACGGTCCCGCCTTGGGCTTGAGCCGGACGAAGACGCGGTGCAACTCCGTCACCTGCGGCTTGCCTGTCTCCGGATTGACCGACGCCGACTCCCACTTGGTCGCCTCAGACCGCTCCACCTCAAAGCGCGTCAGGTCCGCTTCGATGTGGCGGAGGAGGTCCTCGACCGTCTTAATCTTGGTCCCGACACTCCGGGCTTCGGTCGCGTCATTGGTCGCCCGCGTCTCGACTTCCTGCTCAGCGGCTGGCGCGGCCTTGGGCGTGAGCGCGTTCGGCCGCCGAGCCACATACACCCCGAGATTAGTGCGCTGAATTCGCACCGCCGCAAGGTTCCGCACCTCACGGCCTTCGTGGAACTCCGCATTGAGAACCGCCACCACAGCCTCCGACCCCTCTCCCTGCGCGGAGAGTTGCGATAAGCGGCGTTTTTCTGCGTCAGTCCACGGCGTATGGTCTTTACGGACGGGCATAAACCTCGGAACGGAGCGTCAAGGGATTGGCAGGAATAACACCGAAATCAGCGTCTACCCACTCAACAAACCCACTTGGCACCGCGCCGTTGACATCTCGGTCTACCCGGATGTGCCCCTGCATCAAGCAGGACCCGCACCCGTGAACGCCATCAACGTTGTCGCCTGTCCCGAGACAGACCGGACACACCACGTTCACCATCATTGACATTCGTTCCCCCAGTAGGTGGTGTTTCCTATGTAACACCACCACCGGGTTCTGTCAAGACTGGTAGTTACCGAGCAAGTCCCAGCACGATACCTGTCCCAAGGCCAGCCAGTAGCATTTGGGTGCGACTGGGGCAGGGACGGCCAAACACGCGACACTCAGCCTTCTTCTGGAGCGCTCGAATCAACGCGTCCTGATGAGCCAGCGCCGAATCCGCCCGGTCCATCGCCACGGTCATTGCCCGCCGCTCCTCGGCCTGTTTCGACCGAAGCGTATCCACGGCGGCCATATATACCGAAACTTGCATAGTCAGGCTGTCGGCCAGCTGAATGGACCCCTTCAGCGCCTGCCGCACCGAGTCCAAGCTCGCCCCGCTGTCCTGTGCAATCTGCCGGAGTGCGTCGAGGCTGTCCTGCACTAGCGCCACCTGCGCTCCGAGCGCGACGGCCGCCTTCCGCTCCTGCTGGCCTGCCGCCTTGCTCGCGTACTGCGCCTGAATCGCGGTGACTCTGGCACGCTCGACCTCCCGAAGAGCCGTATCTACGCGTTGTGTCATTGCCAGCACATCCTGACGGGGAGAAGGGTGGGTGAGGAGATAGCCGACCCCCAGACTGCACAACACCGCAAACACCAGCACATACACCTTATCGACGGTACCCATCACGCGTAGTCCTCCAGCCGGAAGCCCGGTACCTGCTCCGGGTCATTCTTCCGGCCGGGGGCAATCTGCGCGTGGGTCGTCACCGGGAGCGCCCCGTACTTGGTGCGAATCTCCGCGATGACCTGCTTGGCCGCCGCCTTCTGCTTGTCTGTCAGCGGTTCCTTCCCGTCGTTCTTATTGCTGAACGCCACGCCGACCGAGATGCCATTCGGGTCCTTGTGGCCCTTCCACTCGCTCTTGCCAGCGTGCCACGCCCGGCGGTCATACGGCACACACCGGTAGATAGCGCCGTCCCGGCCAATAAGAATGTGGTACGACACCTTGCTCTCTCGCGACTGGAGCCACGACAGACACCCCTTCTCGGTCGGGGAGGCGTCGGCGTGCAGGACGATGAGCTTCACGTCCTGCGTGCGGGCGTTGTGATTCGGACTGGGATGCGTGAGGTCCGGCATTACTTGGGCACCCGGAACGTGCCGGTCTTGCGGTCAATCGTCTTGACGCCAGTCACGACCCCGAACTTGACTCCGTGCCAGACCGCCGCCCACGAGAAGATGACACCGAAGCCAACGTTCATCAGCACTTCGGTAAACGGCGGGCTCGTCAAAAGCAGAACATTGAGAAGCGCCCCAGCTACGACAAAGGCAAGCGAACACTTGATGAGGTAGTAGCTAAACTTGCCAAAGCGGTCAATCTGCTTGACCCCGTCGCCAATCTTCGTGAAGAGCATCACATAGAACGCCAGCCCGCCAAGGCAGATGAGCCCGTTCGCCAGCGCGTTAATCGACCGGAGCATTCTTCGCCTCCGGAAAGACTTTCCCAATGACAATCTCGACGCCGCGCTGACCCATCACACCCAGCAGGAACGCCACTGCCGACAGCGTCTGCTGACTGGCCTCAATGCCAGTGACCGAGAATACCACCGGGGTCAGGAAGTAGGCACTGCTGGTTCCAGCGGACACCGCCAGCATATTGTCGCGGAGGTTGCCGTGGCTGGCCTTTCCCACTGCAATGAGGGAGCCAAAGAAACCCGCGACCACCAGCATCAAAGAGGACTTTTCATTTGACATAATGCACCAAGGGTTAACAGTCCCACGCCCGACGGGCTTTCCGCAGGCGGCTCTCCGGGTCCTTCGCGGCCTCAGGCCACATCTTCATCTGTCCAGCAGACCGGGCACAGAACGAGCGGCGACGTGCCGCTGAGGTTTCCGACCGGGCCGCTTGCTCGCGGCTGACCGGCGGTTTGATGTTCTGCCCCTGCGCCCGAAGCGAGGCCCGGCCCTTGGCATTCAGGCCCCCCTCCGGGTTCTGTCCTTCCTTCCGTTGCCACGCGCCCGTCTTGTACCGCTTGCTGACGTGTTCGCTGACCAGTTCCTTAACACGGCTCATCGTGGGGTCCCCATTCTTGACCGAAGCCCGGCCGCCGCTTCGCGCATCAGCGTCCGACGCTCCGTGTTGTACTCGTCGATGAGTTTCCGGGCTCGCTCGCCAGTCATTCGCTTGGCCGCGTACTCGGATTCGACGTAGTCTATGTCCGCCTGAATGTCGTCCAGTCGGTCCTGCACCTGCTTTTCCCAGTTCAACACGTCGGACGCCCCAGTCCCAGCCGCGACATCCCGGCTTGCCTGCGCGAAGAGAGGGTCTTGCTGTAGCTCAGCGCTCCGAGCTTCCAGTCGGCGCATCGCACCCTCATCACCAGCCGCCTGCGCCTGCTCGTACTGCCGGTCGAGGGCCGTGACCGTCGCCCGCGCCTGCTGATAAGCCGAGCGCAGGTCGTAGTACTCGCGCTCGCTTTCCGTGGCACGGGTTGGCTGAACGCGGAATGCGGCCAGCGGGTTCAGCGGCTGACGCATTACTGGCTGAGGCACCTGTGGCCGAGCCTCTTCGCCCATAATCGCCTGCGCTGGAATATCCGTCACCGCTGTAATAGCCGGGGTAAACCGCCCAGTCAAACCGCGCACCAGATATTCGGCCTGCAACGGCGACGCCTCTTCTGCTCCGAGTGCCCGCGCCGCTCCGGCCAACACATCAAACGTCGGGGCCGTGGTCTCGTACCGCCGCTCGGACGGCATCCGTCGCTCCATCCCCTGCGGCACAATCGGGCGGCCTGTAAAGACCGAGCGGTTCTGAGCAATCTCTTCCAACTGCCCCAGCACCGGGAACGGCAGGTATCGTCCGCGCGTGACATCGCTGACTACAGGTGGGAGGAGGTTCTCCAGCGACTGTTTAAACTGCTCGTACACATACGGGTCGTCCTGTCGAAGCTGGGCCAGTCCAACGCGGAATGCCGAGGCGAAGACCGCCAACTCCTGCGGGAGTGCCACCTTGGTATTACCGACTCGCAAATACTTCGCCCGCTCGTAGGACGGACGGTCAAGCGCCTCGACCCGCTCCTGTCCCTCGCCGAGCAGAACATCTTCCATCGCCACCGCCAGCCCGACGAGTCCAACCGCCGCGCCCACTCGCTTGGGGTTGCGAGCGGCCGTGCGGAGGAACATCCCCAAGCCCTTCTTGGCCGCGCCAAAGTACGGAACGGTCTGCTCAAACATCCGGTCCAGTGCGTACCCACTGCGCCGCCGGAAGTCCACCGTGGCCTGCGCGAACTGCCGAGCCGCCAAGGCCCGCTGTCCCGCCTCGGTCGCACCAGCCTGCGCCCCCTGACGCCGAGCCGCCCGTGCCGCCGCCAAGCGCATCGGCAGTTCCGAGGCCCGGCCGACCCGCTCCATTGCCGCGAGCGGCGCACCGATGTACTGCTCAAGTGTTCCGAGAGCCTGCTCACCACCAGTCGTCGGCGCAATCTGCCGAGCCACCGCCGCCGGGGAGAGCGTCCCGCCGTACTGCGAGACCTGCCCAGCGCCAGCCCGACCGAGCGCTTCGACCTCTGCCGACCGACCGAAGATGGACTTGAGCGCCTCCGCCATACCACCAGCCACGTCGCCGGGACGGATACCGCTGGTCTGCAAAAGGCCCATCTGTATGTCACGCGGGAGGTTTGTGCCAAGCCAGAAGGCCGGGGCATACCCTGTGGCGAACGCCGTGGCCAGTCGCTTGAGGGGACCAAAGACCGCCACAATCGCCTTGACTGCGCCCTCGTCCTGCACATTTAGCGTTGAGAGCGCATTGAGCAGGGCAGGGTCGTTGACGAGGAAGTACTCCTTGCCGTTCGGCGTGTTGCGCCAGATAACCTCGTTCTTGGTGGACAGGCGGGCGAATACATCAGCCAACGCCTCAGCCTCATCCTCCGGCAAGCCCATCCCACGATACGCCGCCTCGGCATTTGCCACCGCCGCCGCCTTCACTCGCGCATCCGTCGCGTCAATCTTGGTGAGGATGCCAGCGCCCTCTTCGCCGAGCGCCTCCACGGTGTCCATCAGCATCGTGCCCACCCGGTAGGCATCTGCCCGCCGGATAAGCGACGCCGTATATTCGGCCAGCGCCTCGGCCGGATTCCCAATCATCAGGTCCGACCCCTTGAACCGCTGGACCCCCGGCGTGACCTGCCCCGGCATTGGACGGCCACGCATCCCCATCCGGGGCTTCGCCGTGTTCGCCTCAATCAGTCGCTTGAACGGCACATACAGCGCGTCGGAATCCTTGAACCGCTGAGCCATCTCTGACGTCCACAGCCCCGTCTTGACCGCATAGTTTGCCAAGCCATCCGTGTACTGCCGCAAACCGTTCGCGAACTCCACAAACTCCGGCTTCTGACCGAACGCCTCGACGATAGCCCGGTCTGCCTCAAGCATTGCCTCATCACCGCCATATACCTGTAGCGGATTTGGCCTGTCTCCCAGACCAGAGGTTGTCGGAATGGTTTCGCCGGCACTCCCAATCAGGTCCTTAAGGCGAGTAGCTCGCTTGGCCCCAGATGGCATCGTCGCCGTAGATACCGGACGCTGTCCGACACGCCCAGCCCCGCTGGCCGCCCGTGTCTCCCAGTCTGCCAAGTCCGCTACCGCCCGCTCGTAGCGCCCAAGGCGACGCAGAGCGACCGCATAGGTCATCCCCTGTTCATTCTTGATGGGGCTATTGCCAAGCGGCTGAAAGACACGCTCCAACGATGGCGCGACAATCTCCAGCGTCTCCGGGTCGATGATGCCGCCCTGCTCTAACCCAACGCCCTCACGCAGTGCCCGCGCCGCCGTGGCCTGCGAGGACAGCGCCATATTAAGACCTGTCGCCGCCGACCGCTCGGGAGCCATTCCACGCGCCTCAGCCCGCGCCGACAGCCGGTCGATTTCCGCCAGCCCATCGATGGCCTTCTCGAAGACACGCTTGAACCCTTCACGGCCGCGCTGGGCAATTTGACGGCCGACCTGCCCGGTGAAGTCGATGCTCCCCTTCGCCAAGGCATATGCCCGGTCGAGTTCCGTCGGCAGGCCCGCCTCAATCAGCGCCCGACGCGCCTTGAGCAACTGCTTCCCAGACACCACCGCCCCAGCAATCCCAGCCCCGGCCAACGCCCCAACCGCCGCACCACCAAGGCGGTCCTCAGGCGACTGCGCCGCGCCAACCGCCGCGCCCACGCCCGTCGCCAAAGCCGGGCGCTGAACGATTTGGCGGAGCGCCTCGCCCGTCGCGCCGCCGATATCATACAACCGCATCCCTTCAGACAGCACGCGGTCACGCGCCTCCGGGGTGATGCGGAACGACAGGTTTTGCCCGCGACCTTCGATGATACTGACCGGCTCGAACTCAAACCTCAGACCCATCGACTTTCCAAGGTCGCGCAGGGTGTTGGGGACGAGCTTGTCGTAGAACGACCGCATCCCCTCGCCGCCAACCTTCAGGTCAATGCCGCGAAGCGTGCCGCCTCTCTCGCCTTCTCTTGTGGCAAACGTCGCTGGGCGTGCGCCCTGAAAGTCAACAATCTTTTGCGCGACCTCCTTGCCGACGTAATCCGGAAGCTGTGCCGCAGAAACATTGTCGGCAATGCGCGTGGAACCATCCGACAAGGCAAATGTCTTGCCACCGTCATTGGTGTACCAGTCAAGCTGTTTGATTTGCCGTGACAAGTCAAAGTTCTCAGCCGCCTGCTCGCCGGTCACCAGTACTACGCGGTCGTAACCACCCTGTACCGCCTCGTCGATGACGCGCTTCAGGGCCAACTCGGTCCACTCGGGAGTCTTTTTGAATGGAGCATTTTTAACGCCAGATACACGCAACTGGTCTCTCAGCTGACGTTGCCTTTCAAACAAGTTGATGTATTCAACCCGCCGCTGTTCACTAAAGTCACCCCTAGAACTATTTAGTTCAGCAAGCCGTTTCTCCACATCAGTAAGCTGGCTTTTAACATTCTCAAGACTTGGAATATACCCACGCTTTTTTCCTTCCTGATGCCAGTCGCTCTGGATTTCCTCGACAAACAGCATTTTCTGTCCGTCAGGCAGGGTGCGGTCCGACATCCGAACGTGCAGAAGCGGGTTGTCAATCGACCAGTGCGACGACCGATACGGAGCTTGACCGACCTCCTGACCCTCCAGCGTCAGTACAACCTCGCGATAGTTGTCGAGTTTACCGGGCTGAGTGTATCGCCCGTATGTCGGTCTGGGGATTTTCCCAGCCTCTTCAGACGCTTGCCGAACAGCGTAATTCAACTGGTCCATCTCGCCAGTTTCGGAAAGCAACTGCCGTGCCTCATCTCGATACGTTGACATCAACGTCCTTGCCATCCGCTCAAACTTCTCAGCTTCCGGCATATTGCGAGCATTCCGCATCTCCTGCGCCTGCTCTATCAACCGCGCATACGAACCGTTTTCTTCGGCGAGCTGATTCGCCACTTCTTCAATGCGATTATTCAGCGCCGTATCAGCCCTTGCTACTACATCTTCCGCCTCTTTCCGTGCCATCCACGTTTCTGGACTGGCAACACTTTCGCCTAGTCGAACCCGGTTCTGCTCAAATGCCTGACGCACCTCGGCCTTGGTCAGCGTCTTGGCCTGCGAGGACCGCAGGAACTCGTCAATTCCGGTGAACTCCCGCTCGCCCGCCGCCACGTTCTTGGACAGCGCGGCCGCCCACTGCTGAGGCGTTCCCTTCTCGAACGGCGCGGCCTCAATGGCGCGACCAAGCCGAGAGAACAGCCGGTCCGCAAACGGGGCACGCGTTGTCGCGGGGATAGCCGCCGCCAGCGTCCCAAGACCCGGTGCAACAGCTTCACTACCCAGCGTTGCCGCCGCTGTCAGCGCCGAAATAGGGTCCTGACGAACAACGGTCCCCAACGCCCTGACTGCCGCACCCGGACGGACATCGGCGATGTTCTGGCCGACCTGCCGGGCGACCGCGCTCGCCGCCGGAAGGAACCCCGGCTCTGCCGCTCGTGCCGCCGTCCGCGTCCCACGCAATGCCCCACCAATCACCTCAGGCGCGGCGTTAAGAGCCAAGTCGAGGCCGATGTCTGCCGCCGTCTTGTAGGGGCTTTGTGCAATACGGCGTAGGGTTTCAGACTCGGTCAGGTCGGCCAATGCCTTGACCGTAGACCCTTCCTCCGCCCGAGACTCAATACCAGTCAATGCCGCCGAGCGCAGAAGCCCAGCGGCACCGGGGCCAGCCGCCACATATGGCGCGGCACTGGTGAGCAACTCGGCGGGGACGCGAGCCGCCACGCCAAGCCCCGTGGTCGGAGCCAAGGCTTCGTTCAAAACCTGCGTCCGCTCCTTTGTCCGCCGAGCCGCCTCCTCGAACCCAAGCGTCCGCTGAATCCCCTCGCCGATGCGACCAGAGGTTGACATCAGGGCCGCGATAGGCTGAGCCGCCACATCCGCCAGCACCCCACCCACACTGTAACGCTCTAACGGGCTAGTCGGAGTCGGGGTCGTTCCTTCGAGCTCCGGATACATCTCCCGCGCCAACACATTCGCCAACTGTGGCAGGGCTGGACGCGGGGCCTCAATCTTGACCTCCGGCAACTGCATCTGTTTTACATCGCGAATCGGCAGGCCCAATGCGATGGCCTCTTGCAGTCTCCGCTTGCGTTCCTCTTCCCATCCCTCCGGTGTGTATGGCGCAGGCGGGGGTCCGCCGAACGGCAGGCGTCCAGTTAACGCACCCGACAGGGCCGGGGTCGAACCAAACGTCAGGTCAGGACGAATGGGAAGCGTCATCGGTCAATAGGATTAGCGTGGACGGCCAGACGGAGTAGAGGTGCGCCCAGACAGCGTAGCGCCCGGAGCGCCCGGCGTCGTGAGACCGGTACCCGGAAGGCGCGAGGTTTCCGCCTGCTTGATGTAATACCCAATCTCGCCCGGCGTGGCCGTGCGATACTGCGGGCTGTCGCGGAACGAACGGAACAACGTCTGTCGCCGCCGCCGTTCCTCTGGCGACACCATTTGGTTCAGCCAATTATTCAGGTATCCAAGACCCTCGCCAATCTGTACCTGTGTAATCGTTCCACGGGTACTCGGTTCGCGCATCTGCGACTCTGGCTCCTGCTCTTGCCTCATCCGTTGCCCAAACATCTGCGCGGAGCCAAGCACGGTCGGCGACACGCCCGCCGTAATCGCGGCCCCGGCCCGCGCTGGGGTCAGCTCACCGCCACCAAAGAGGGCCTCGGTCGCCCTGCGGACGCGCTCCTCCTCAGCCCGCTTGCGCTCTAGTTCAGCAGTCCGCGCCTGCTGTGCCCCGTATTCCGACAGACCCGCGCCGAACGACCCGGCGAGCAGGCCCAACACATCGCTGAGTGCCATCTTAGAACCCTCCGGACATCAGGGACGCCAACCGAACCAGCAGGTCGCGGTCCGCGTTCTCCTGCGCCTGCCTCTGCTGAATCAGGTCGGCCTCCAGCTGAGCCTGCGCTCGCGCATACTGCCCAGCCAAGTCGCCCATCCGGCCAGCGCCAATCGACGACGCCGCCAGCCCACGGCGAGCCAAGTCCTCCTCTAGCGCCTGCCGCTGTCCGCCGAACTGCGCCGAGAGGTTCTCCATTGCAATGGCGCGAAGACGGTCTACCGGCTGGCTGTACCCTCCAGCCGTTGGCATCCCGCTCGGCGCAAACGTCGGGGTCTGGGTCGCCGTCGTTGGAATCTGCGGAGCCATCGGCATTGGAGCCGGAATAGCCGGGAGCGTCGGGCGAATCGGCTCCTGCCGGGACTCGACCATCGGCACGCCCATCATCTCCACGGGGGCCGGTCGCGCCATCCCGTCGGCCTGCATCTTGGCAAAGGTCATCTGGCGACCACCCGGCGTGGTCGGCATCGTATAACCACGGCCCTGCTCCCGGCCTCGGCCAAGCGCAGGCAACTGGTACTGTGCCAGTGGGTCAGTCTCACGCATCAGCCCATCCCTCCCATACGCGAGCGCAACTGGGCCAGCAGGGGCTGAAGCGCCTCTGCCATCCGTCGCCGCTGTTCCATTGCCTGCTCCATCTGCTGACGCTCCAGCCCAATCCGCTCACGGGCAATATTCTGCGCGGCCTGATTCTGCTGGAGCGCGGCAAAGGCCTCCAGCCCCTTGCCCACCGGCACCGGGTTCGCCTTGGCGAAGTCCAGCGCCCCACGCGCCACGTCACCAATGCCACGGCCTAGCGAGCCCGGCAGAGCCTGTAGCCGGTCAAGCATACTCGGCGAGGTGATGTTCGGGAGTGCCTTGAACGCGGTCTGCGGTACGCTCGTAATCGGCTGAACCATCCGCGCCACCATACTGCCCGCCTCGGAGGGGTTTGCCGACGCCAGCCGCCCGACCTCGGTCACGCCAGCCGGAAGCCCACCCGCCGCGCTCGCCGCCTTGCCAAAGCCAGCGGCCCGGCCAGCCATCCCGGCCAGCTTTCCCGCCCCGCCCATCAACGCGGTATCCCCGGCAAAGGACAGCGCCTTGCCGACCCCCGTCTTGCCCATCCAGTCCATCGTCTTTTCCTTGGCCTTCTGTCCGCCAAGGCGACCAGCCGCCCAGCCTGCCAGTCGTGAAGTGAAGCTCGCCATTGTTCGTGTCTCCTGTAATTAACGCCGCTTGACTTTCTTCTTCGGAGCCACGCGCTCCGGGAGGTCCCGGATGGTTGACTTCGGGGTCTCCTCAATATACCGCTGAGCGACCTTCTTGGGGATACCCGACTCGCCATTCTCGGCCGCCGCATACATCGCCCGCAACTGCGCCATCGACTTAATAGGCATCTATGCCTCCGTGTGAGTTA